ATGGTAAATCCGGCGGGGCAGGGCCGTTTTCGGTTGCACCGGGAAACGGCTTGCCCTAAATCACCGCGTGAGGCACCCATAGCTCAGCTGGATAGAGTGCTGCCCTCCGAAGGCAGAGGTCGCACGTTCGAATCGTGCTGGGTGCACCAATCAAATCAACAACTTAGCTCGGATCTACAGGACCTGTTTGGCACGGGAAACTGTGACTCGTCCCAAATTCGCGCTGATTCTGACGTCCTGGATGACCTTTGGGGCAGTCCGCCAACCCGACAAATGGAAAAGACCCCAGACGCGGGAACGTCTGAGGCCTTTGGAAAATCGCAGTCTGGAGCATCTGAAGCATACCACAAACAGCCGAATTTGCAAGTCGCGCTGGATCTTGCCGCGGCAGGGTTTGCCGTGTTTCCTTGTCGACCCGCGCAAGAGGGTGAGCACAAGCCCAAGACTCCGCGCGTCAAGGAATGGCCGGCTGCAGCGACCCGCGACCCTGACCAGATCCGCGCCTGGTGGCGCAAGTGGCCTGATTCCATCCCAGGCCTGCCTACCGGGTCGCGCAATGGCCTTGCTGTTCTGGACCTGGACAGGAAGCATGGAAAGGACGGAGTCGCCGCGCTCCGGTCTCTGGGCTTTGACCCTGACAAGCTGTCACCGCTGACATTCGAGACCCCCGGCGATGGGTTGCACCTGTACTTTACCTGGCCTGAGGGTCTGGGCAATGCCGGTGACCTGGCCAAGCTGGGAATAGATGTGCGAGGGCAGGGCGGTTACGTCATCGCGCCCGGTGCCGTGGGTGCCCTTGGGGCCTATGTCGCGCGGGCTGGCGCTACGCTTGGCCAGACCTTGCCCGAAGGCCTGCAGCCCTGTTGCAGGCCCGTGGCGCCGCGCGCTCAGTCGACGTCTCGGATCTGTTTGCGTCCGATGATGTAGACCTTCCAACCGATGCGGAACTTAGGGCAATGCGCGAACCTGACTGGCCTTTGATCAGGTCTGCCTTGCGCGCGATCGAAGATGCAAGCGACCGCGACACTTGGTTTCGCCTTGGCGCCGCCCTGCATGACGAGTCGGGCGGGTCCGATGAAGGATTCAAGTGGTGGTGCGAGTGGTCGCAACGCTGTCCCGAAAAGTACAGCGAACGGGCGCAAACGACGGCATGGCGCAGCTTCAAAAGGCGCGACGGCGAACTGATCAGCATTGCGACCCTGTTTCAGATTGCAGCCGAGTCAGGGTGGGAACGCCCCGTCGAAAAACTGCCTGCCGTCACCCCGTCTCGCCTCACCTTTCTTACCCCTGCCGACTGCGATGCAGCCCCATCACGGGGTTATCTGATCAAGGGCTTTCTCGCCCCCCGCGACGTGGGTTGCATCTTTGGCGCGCCCGGTGCCGGCAAGTCGCTGCTGGCCCCGTTCCTTGGCTATGCTCTGGCCCGTGGGGTTGAGGCGTTCGGGATGCGGACCAAGGCCGGCCCGGTCTTCTATGTCGCGGCAGAAGATCCGCACGGGATGCGGGGCAGGGTGAAGGCGTTACGGCAAAAGTATGGTGACGCCCAAGACTTTGCCCTTGTCGACGGTGTATCAGACCTGTTGCGCGCGGAGTCGCCCGATCTTGCCGCCCTGATGGATGCTGTGAAGGCGCGCAAACCTGCCCTGATCATCCTGGACACGCTGGCAATGGCCTTTCCGGGGCTTGAGGAAAATTCGGCTGAGGCAATGGGGCGTGTCGTGGCAGTGGCACGGCGATTGACCGAATGGGGCGCGGCCGTGGTGCTGATCCATCACGACACCAAGGCAGAGGGGTCGACCCCGCGCGGGCATAGCCTGTTGAATGGCGCCTTGGACGTGGCCCTGCACGTCAAGAGGAACGAGTCCGGGTCGATCAGTGGAACGCTGACCAAGAACCGCAACGGCACTTGCGCGCGTGATCTGACCTTTGCCATAGCAACAGAGGATGGCGGACAGGATGAAGACGGCGACCTGATCACGTTGCCCTTGTGCGAACCAAGTGCAGACCTGTTCGAAAGTGAACTGTCGGGCAAGGAACGGGCTGCACTTGAGCCCCTTATCGCCAGGCAGAGGGCCGAGTCCGCCTTTGGCGATGGGTCAGAGGAAATGGGCTGTAGTCAATCATCAATTCCAGTGGATGACTGGCGAGACCTTTGCATGGCGGACACGCGCATATGTGCCAGTACCAAGGCGGACAGTCAGTCAAAAGCCTTCAGGCGGGTCAAGGATGACCTGATTAGAATGGGTTTTGTCCGGCTTGTCCGAGACGGGACAGAGGTTGAACTTTGTAATACCAAGGGGTTAGCGTCATGGTCCTAGTCAACCGGACAAACCGGACAAGGGTGGACAAGGTGTTTTGTCCGGGTTTTGCGATGGTCGGGCAAGTCGGTCAATGGCCCGGACGACACGGACACACCCCTATAGGGGTGTCCGGTGTCCGGGTGTCCGATGCCCCAAGGTTGAGGGGGGATGGGTTGCTAACCCCCGCCTGCACTGTAGTCGATCATCGAATCTGGCGGGTCCTTCCCAAGGGGTGCCGGGTGCGGGGGACGCTGACCCCGATTCATCACGCTTTTCATAATTTTTCGAATAGGGAATGCCGCCAATGGGCCAACTGAACCTGGAAGACCTGTTTGGGGAAACCGAAACTACATTCGATTTGCCGATTCCGGCTGTCATGGCTGAGGCAGAACTTGCCGACTTTCTGGGATTGGCGACCGCAAGCGTTCGAGACCTTGCCCGCAATGGCACAGCGATCAAGACCGGCCGGGGCCGCTATGACGTGCGGCAATCGACCGGCCGCTATATCGCCCGCTTGCGTGACCACGCTTCAAAGGCAGGGCGCCCGGTCAACAGTGACCTTGCCGCGGAAAAACTGAGGCTTGCCAAGGAACAGGCGGATAAGCTGGAACTGTCCAACCAAGCCGCCCGCCGCGAACTCTTGCCCGCCTCAGAGGTGGAAAGGGAATGGTCCGAGATACTGAGGCACTTGCGCGCGGCAATTCTGGCCCTGCCTTCCCGTATTGGGCAACGAGTCCCCGCCCTGACTCAAACCGACCTTGCCGCGATCGACGGCGAAATTCGCGACCTTCTGGGGGAGTTGTCCAATGGGGATTGAGATTACCCGCGCCCGCGCTCTGGCAAGCCTGAAGCCGCCGCAGCGCCTGCCCCTGTCGACATGGATCGAGTCCACCATGCGCCTGCCTGAGAGCGTGTCCGCCCTGCCTGGCCGGGTCCGCCTGTGGCCGTATCAAAGGGCCATTGCCGACGCGATTAGCGATCCAGAGATTGAACGGGTAACGCTGGTCAAGCCGGTCCGGGTTGGCTTCTCAACTCTGCTAACCGGGGCTGTTGCGTCCTTTGTGGCAAACGAACCCTCTCCCATTCTGGTGCTGTTGCCGACTGAGGCTGACTGCCGGGATTATGTCGTTAGCGACCTTGAGCCCATATTCGCGGCAACGGCTGATCTGGCCGGCTTGTTGACTGCTGAGGCGGACGAGTCCGGCCGCAATACCCTTCTGTCCCGCCGCTTTCCGGGTGGCAGTCTCAAGATTGTTGCAGCCAAAGCCCCGCGGAATTTGCGGCGCCACAACGTTCGAATCCTGCTTATGGACGAAGTGGATGGAATGGAAGTGACGGCCGAGGGCTCGCCCCTGACCTTAGCTGAAAAGCGGACCCTCAGCTTTCCAAATCGCAAAATCATTCTGGGCTCGACTCCGACGAATGAAGAAACGTCGAACGTATTGCGCGCCTATGCCCAGAGTGATCAGCGCATTTTTGAGGTGCCCTGTCCCGCCTGCGGGGCATTCTCTGAAATCATGTGGCCCCAAATCGAGTGGCAACCTGATCAGCCTGAAACGGCCGCCTATCGTTGCCCCCATTGCCAAGACCTGATCAGCGAACGGCACAAGTCGGAAATGGTCACGGGTGGTGTTTGGCGGGTTATCTGTCCAGCGCACAAGGGCCGCAGCTTTCCAGCCGCGACGGGTGGGAAGTTCTGGGCCGCGAATTCCGTGTAACCTTGGACTTTGGTTGCGGGGCAGTTGAACACCGCGGCGCCTATCGCAACGCCGGCGTTTGACCATGGCAACCCTTGGTCAGTTGACCGCCGCGCGTGACGCTCTGAGCCTCGCAAGGGCTCAGGGCGTCCGCGAAGTGCGGGATAGTGACGGGTCATCCGTCACCTATAAGTCAGACTCGGAAATGGCCGCAGCCCTGTCCGCGATCGACTCCGAGATCACCAAGCTAACGCAGGGGCAACCCGCCCGGCGTATCATGTTCACCACTTCCAAAGGACTTTGACCATGGCCCAGAACTATCAACAGGCTGGATCTCTGCTGACTATCCCCGCCCCGGCAAACGTGTCGTCAGGCGGTGTCGTGATCGTCGGAAACATCGCGGGTGTCGCGCAAGGTGACGCTCTGTCCGGTGCATCCGTCGACGTGGCAGTGACGGGCGTTTGGCGCCTTCCCAAGGTGGGGGCCAATACCTTCGCAGTCGGCGCCTCTGTCTATTGGGATGGAACGGCAAAGCTGGCCACGTCGACCACTTCCGGCAACACCAAGATTGGCACGGCCGTTGAAGCCGCCGCGAATGGCGGGGTCGACGTGGCCGTTCGCCTGGTTTCCTTTTAGGATCAGGTGCTTTGAACCCGCTCTTGACAGTTGAAGAAGCGGCCGAAAAATTGGGAGTGCCGAAAGGCTCTCTCAAGGCCGCGGCACAAGCTCATGGAATGCTTGTCAGAATCGGCCGGGCGGTTAGGATTGACCCTAACACCCTTGGGGAGCTTGTATTGAAATGCCGAGAAAAGCCGCAGGTGCCCGCCTCTATTGGCGAGACGACAAGAAAACATGGTTCATCCGGGACACTGGACGCCCCGACATTTCAGCGGGCACAAGCGACCGCGGACAGGCTGAAAAAAAGCTCGCGGCCTACATAGCCAGCAAGGACATAGTGACGGGAAGTCGCAGGTCCGATCAGATCCAAGTGAGTGAGATTCTGGACATTTACGGCCGCGAACATGCTGTAACCGTCATGTCACCTGAACGGATTGGTTACGCTATCGAAAGCCTGTTGACGTTCTGGGGTGCCCTGACTGTCGCTGATGTCAAGGGCGAGACCTGCCGGCGATATGCCAAAAGCCGTTTCAAGAGGTTCAAGGATGGGCGGGTCGAACCTATCTCAGAGGGCACGATTCGACGTGAATTGAATGTGTTACAGGCCGCAATTAATTATTGCCATAAAGAGGGCTACTTGCTGAACCCGGCAACCGTGACCTTGCCGCAGAAGCCCCAAAGCCGGGACAGATGGTTGACGCGCGATGAAGCTGCCCGCCTGATCTGGTCCGCCTATCGCAGTCCTAGGGGCAAGCATCTCGCCCGCTTCATCTTGCTTGCCGTCTATACAGGCACGCGCAAGGAGTCGATTTTGGCCATGGGTTTCATGCCGAATTTGACAGGCGGTTGGATCGACGTTGAACGGGGCCTGATGTATCGTAAGGGGTCGACCGAACGGGAATCCAACAAACGCCGCAAGCCGGTCAAGTTGACCCGTCGCCTCTTGGCCCATTGCCGCCGCTGGCACGCCCTAGGGGCGAACTGGGCGGTGGAGATCGACGGGCAGAGGGTGGGCGACATCAAGCATGGTTTTGATGGCGCTCGCGAACGGGCTGGCCTTGGCGACGTCACGCCCCACAACTTGAAGCATACCGCTATCACCTGGGCCATGCAAAAGGGCCTGCAAATAGAAGACGCGGCAGACTACTTTGACACGTCGGCCGAGACCATTCGGAAGGTCTATTACCACCACTCGCCCCAGTACCAAGACAAGGCGGTGGAGATCCTAGAACGCAAGCGTTGA